GTACTATATTGTTTCGTGCAATACACGCAAGTTAAGTTGCAATCACTGCCAAGATTAATATGTAATACTTCTGGCTCCGTTGTTATATCAGTATGTGTTACTTTATCAGACCCCATAACAAGACGTCTACTAGACTTGCCCTGTCGTTCCGGAGCCCAACATGTAGCTTCACAACTAGGAACCTGTATTCCATCTAACATATCCTTACGCTCTTGTGTTAGTATAGGTATGTTAAACAAGTTACCCGGATTGTCTGTTAACCAGGCAGTATCTATTTTATGTGGGTAAGCGGCGCAACACGATTGTAATTGACGCCGCTCAGGCTCTATAGTTAGCCACCAAAATTTTTGAGAGCAATAACTACTCACTATCTACAATTTCCGGTTCCTCATTGGCAACTTCTACAGTTGGTTCTTCAACAGACTTTTCAACTTGGCCCCAGCTGTTAATGATGGCATCTAAGCAGCCGCCTTCGTTACGTTCCCACTCCTTACGGTACATTTTAGTCTCTTCGCCTTTAGAGTCTACATGCTTGAGTCTATTGCCTTCTTTCTGTAACAAGTTCTTTTTCTCAAACAAGTCTACTAAGCCACTGTATGGATTCATACCTGTCTCATATGGAATCTTAACTTGTACACCTTCAAATGGTTTTGCGTAACGAGTCTTCATTACTTTACAACCTGCTCTAATACCTTTTACTTCTGATATCTTGTTACCATCTTCATCTTCTTTAAGTTTCATTTTCTTCATAGCAACTACAATACTTGAAGCATAGATAAATCCTTGTCCACCTGATATTTTATCATCTGGATCGAACATGTCTTGACTTGCGTAAGTGTGGTTAGTTGCTACTAGTCCTACATTTGCATTACCAAACATGTTAACACAGTTACGTACCAGTGCAGTAAGTGCTTTAGGCTTACGTCCCATGTCGCCTTTAAGATCGCCTTTACCAAACTGATCAACGTCTGTAGGTGTTAGTAACATACCTAAACTGTCAATTACAAACAATACTTTGGGACGGTCATCTTCCGGCAGTGTTTTATATTCTCCCATAAAGTCACTTACTGTTTTAGCAACATCATCAATCATTGCCATGTTTAGTTTTAACAGTTTATCTTCTGATGTGTCTACATTAAGTGCTTTTAACCAGTCTTCGTCAAGTGCGTTCTCGCTATCAATTAGGATAACAAAAATGCCTTGCTCCTGTGCTGATTTTACAATATTACCAGAACAGATATAACTCTTTCCTGCGCCTGACTCTCCAGCAAATACAGTTACTTTGCCTAGTGGGATACCTTTTTCAAAATCTCCACTAATAAGATAGTTTAGTGCATAGTTACCTGTGCTGACCCAGTCTGTAGGATCATTAAAGCCAAAACTAATACCGCTAATGCTCTTAGTTAAGCCTTTCCTAAATTTTGATACGTCAAAAGGTTTTTGTGCCATGTTATTGCCTCATAAGTTTATAAATGTAGGGAAATACTGCTTCGCTGTCAGTACCTCTGCGAGCATCTGTTCCCTGTAAGTATTCAATTGTGCTGTTTGGATTTTTCTCAAACGGCTCTTGTATATATCTCAATAAATTTCTATAACTATCTTCCAATAGGTACCCTGGTTTTTCGTTAATCTTCTCTTGTAGTATAACACTGATCCTATCTAGTGTCAATTTAGGAAGATGCCGAATGTTAAGCTCTACTGGTTCTGTTATCGGTCCTATCACAAACGCATTAGCATGGAAGTTCCAGTCGTTTTTAAACTTTTCGATAAAGTAAAACATAGTAAAAGCATTTAGAGCAAAATATAACATATTAAATGTTATCTTGTGTCCTAAGTCTTTGATCCAACGCAAGTTATGACAAAAAGTAGCCCAATCCCCACCATAACGTATATACTCGTAGTCAGCACCCATTGTTTCAGCACTAACTGTCCAGTGTACGTTTTTAAACTTACATGCCAAATCAAATACTCGAGTATTAGTGTGACTTAGGTTAGTATTAATGCGTAAACTTACATCTGGATTGTGTTTGAGTAGTAGCTCTAGCAGTTCCTCGTTCTCTGTCATAAGCATAGGCTCACCACCTGCTAGGTAAACATTCTTTAAGTTCTTAACATTATCAAAAACATAGTTACGCAAGTCTGTGTAGTTCTCTTGACTTGGTTTAGGTTGGGATACGTTTAATTCTTGTGCCCACTTACTGCTGAACTCTGGACCACAGTATATACAAGCAAAGTTGCATGTGTTTTGCCAGCGTACATCTATCTGATGTAGTTCGTGTGTGTTATGATCGTATATGCTACGGTCTACATTGCGTAGTTCTTTAATATAATACTTTCTATCACTTACAATATTAAAGTCTGTTTTTTGTTCTTCTAATTTATGACATCCCTGACAACTCGTATGTTTGTTATTGCTTTGGTGTGCTTGTTGTATTTCCGTATTTTTACTGCCCAACACAATATCACGTATTGGTGTAGTCTTTAAATCGCCTATGTCCTCGTATGCTCTGATACAGTTCTTAACTTGTCCATTATGATTTATCATTATGCCTGTCCAAGGAACAGGACAACGTATTTCGCTAGTAACGTATTCTTTTGGATCCATTATGCTAGACTAATGTCGTACACTTCCATACCAACTTGGTCATGGTCTAATATGTTGGTTAGTTTTTCTACCCATGCTGTAACGTTAGCACCACCATCACCTTGTGTGTCAACCTTGCCAGGGCGCACAATAACTAACTGGGGCCAAGTTAAGTTGTTACGTAATACTTCCACTGCTGACTCCAGTGTGCGTTTTTGATGATGGTACTTTAGCATGTCGTAACCTTCTAAACAACTAACTGGCATACCAGCCATCATACTGCTGATGTTTATAATCTTTTTACCTGGTTTGTCTCGCCAGTGTTCATATACATCAAACAGCAGTTCTGTTTGTGCATAACCTTGTTGTGCATTATTAAAGAACCAATCTGCTTGTGCTACACGTTCTGCTATACGATTGTGATGTTGAATGTTCCATCCGTTACGTTTACTGTAATCTAATACTGTGTGTCCTTTTTTAACATAATGATTTACTATGGCTCGACCAATACCGTTAGTTCCACCTGTAATTGCTATTTTCATAAGTAGTCCTTGTAGTTAATTTTTCGAATAGTATCTTGAAACAGCATCCACCCTGTGAGTTTATGTTTAATGCACTTATGGTAGACCATAAATCTAAATGAAAGTTGTCATTTTTAAAACGTTTGTAATAGTTAAAAGTCTTTAGCCATGTTTTCCAAGTAACGGGCCAACGTAAATAATCATGTACTTTGTCTATGCCATCCAAGCTCATTGTTATTGTAACATCTATACCACGTTTAAGCAAAGGTTTAGGATCTATTTTAAGGCTACCGTTGGTGTTTATTCTCACATAACGTATGTTAGGTGGCAAGTACTCTAACAGTTTTTTATAGTTAGGACTTGCTGTAGGCTCTCCGCCATTTATATCTAACTTTACAATACGCTCTTGCGGAAAGTCGTAGAATTTGTCTGCGTTATCTACTGCTATCTTTTTATTGGCAATAGCACCAAACTTGGTACTTAAGTGTGGGTTGCAATGCTGACAGGCACTGTTGCACACATTGTCTAATACTCCACCTATTATAAGATAGTCCTTGCGGATATTATATAATTCTTCGTGTTGTTTTTCACTAAACTGTCTAATACTTTCTTTGCCTTCATTTTCGCTAACACGACATCTAATACATTCGTCAGGCCAGTCTTTTAAGTTTTGATTCCACTCACTTGCATTCATTTCATTAAATGAGTTAAAGCGTGGTGGTCTAACCATATGCCCACAACGACTAACGGTGCCATCTGGATTTAATCTTGCAAAATGTCTAAATCTCGTACAGTTCATGTATAGGCTCGTTAAAAAATGTTATGCTTAAAACAATGCGTGGTCCATACGCAATCTTAACACCGTGTGGTATTTGGCTATTGAATACTATTGGTTTAGTAAAGAACTTGTGTGTAATTATGTCTGAGTTTGGTGCCCAACCTTGTAAGTCAGGTACTTCTCTACCAAAGTCATCTAATTTTAATCGTTTGTAACTGATGTCTTCATTATACCAATAGTTAATGTTACCAACACAGTTTTGTATTGGGAAGTTTAATTTGGCAACTACAGGTTTTGCATCTACGTGTAAGTCTAAGTGTCTAGTAAGATATGTACAAGCAATGTCCCTAGGATGTAGTTTAAGATCCTTGACTAGCCAATTCATTAGAGTAGGACAACTACGTAGACAAGTAGCCTCATCTATATCATTCCATCCTTCTTCTAATGTGTAGTGTGCAAGATGCTCCATTACTTCTTGCTGTATATGGATTATACTGTGACACTCTAGCTCTTTAAATGCTTTCATGTATTCTTTTGCTATGCTCAAAAACTTCTTGATAGTAGTACTCATAGTTAACTTTTAGTACACGTACAAGTTCATTGAAGTGTACTTTCTCACCTAAGTAACTTTCCCATACCATTTTGTCGCATGTCATATAGAAGTGTGCCTTATATGTTGCGGGTACATCCATCATATATTGATAAGGTACTTCGTGAAAATCTGTAATCTCTCCAATAGTATCTATGTTTTTAAAAACAAAACAGGCTGACTTTTTCATAAAACGATGCAAGTTCAGTAAAGCATAAAACTGTGGAGCATAATGCCTGTTTAAAAATAAGTAACGCACTGCATCTTCAACTCTAATACCAGTTTGCTGTACAAACGTACTTACTCCGCTTTTAAATCTCGCCATTGGTTCTCGCCAATATGCTATAATTGTCCTTGCTTGTGATATTTCCTCAATCGTTGCTAACTCGTAACCCTGTTTATCCAAACTGCTAGATGCATTTTTTAATATTTTAGCCACAAGTTCGCCTGACGGCAGTTTATATACCTCAGGATTATCTGGAAATAATTCGTAATCTAATTGTGTAAGCATATTGAGTGTAGTATTAAAGCAGGTACCCACCTGGGTACCCACTTCTAACTACTTACTACTAGGAGGTTTCTATTACTTCTGTCTATTTCTAATCATAGCCAAAATGTCTTCTGCTCTCTGGCTACTTGGTTTTGCATCTTCTACAGGAGCGGTTGCTTCTGTAGGTACCTCTACTGCAACAGGCTCAGGGGTTGCTTCTACAGTTGGTGCTGGTGCAGGAGCAGTCTGTGTTGCTGGCGCACTTTCTCTAGGTTGTGCGTTGGCAATTTGAACGCCTGCTGGTCTGAAGTAACTTCCCCATTTTTCTGCATCATATGGTTGCCCATCTACTGATGCTTCAAACATCTCTTTCATAACTTTAAGAGCTGTCTCGTCTGGACGCTTGGGCAAGAAGTCTGCTAGATTGAATAAACCATATTGTTCTATAGCCGCTGTTTCTGTTGATGTAAGTGCAGACTCTCGCCTTGCCCAATTACTTGTAGAGTAGTCACTGTAACCAC